GTATTTTGGCAAGCAGCCAAGGGACCCGGTCTAGTTTTGTTCATGTGGATAACCTTCACAATTTCGTTTTGAAACGCTGATCGCTCGCAATGCGCAAGCGTCTACCCACGTCACCGTGTGTTCCCATGTGCGCTTTCAGCTGGCGTCAGGGCTGGTGACCTCTCGTGTGACGGTCTGCTGATTCTCTGTTGTAACAGTTGTATCAGATTGGTGTGAGCATTTCCATGATGACACGACCAACCACTTCGGCGACCTGTGGCACTACTGCGTTGCCGAGTCCTCTAAGTCTGTCCACCCGAGCGGGAATCCCATGAGCCACTCGACCCACATCGGGTTCAACCTTCCACCATTGCCCGCCTGCATAGCCTTCTTCTCCTCCAAAGTGATCTGCCCATCCTGATAGATGTCCTCTACTCGCTGGTTCGCTCCCGAGCCGCCCGCTAGTTTGCCGTGAGTCGGCGTGGGCCACAACATTTCTTTCTTGACTTCTGCCGTCAATGACGCGTGTCTCGTTATTGAGCCACCCGATCCCGCGTCGCTTCCCGTCGGTGTCGGCCACATTCTCTGACCGACCACGGTCTCCAAGTTTGCGAACCGTTTCGGATCGTGCGCTATCTCGGGAGTGATCACGCTCGCCATCGCCGAATTGCTTCTGGGTGTCGGCCACATCGCTACCGCCTCCACTAGCCGACTCTTGTACGGCCGACCATTCTCTAATCGTTCTAGCACCATTTCCACATCCTCCGCCATTGAGGAACTGCTGACTGGGGTAGGCCAAGCAGATGAGCCGCTCTCGGCGGTGTGGCGCACCCACGGACTGCGCCGAAACAATCTCCCACTCTGCGTCATACCCGATGTCGGCAAGGTCTCCAAGGACACGGTCAAACCCCAAAGAGTAATGACCCCTGACATTTTCCAAGAACGCGACTCTTGGTCGTAGAACGCTAATGGCTCTGAGCATCTCGGGCCACAAATGTCTCGGGTCGTCTGAGCCTCCTCGCTTTCCAGCGGTGCTAAACGGCTGGCATGGGTATCCTCCTGCAATGACATTAACTTTCTCCACTTCTTCCCAGTTTACTTCTCTAATGTTCCCCAAGTTTGGCACATCAGGCCAATGCTTTGCTAAGACTCGGCAAGAGTAAGGCTCAATCTCTGACTGCCACTTCACAGTCATACCGCAGCGCTCTAAACCAAGGTCTATGCCACCAATACCGCTAAACAGGCTGCCAACCGTAATCATTCGTGACTTACCCAAGCGCCGTCTATAAGGACTCTTGCGAAGGCTATGTCACAGGACGGTATTGCTGTTCCCGAGATCGTCACAAAGGTTAAGCCAGGGTATTTAGGCGGGCCGTCTACAATAATGAAAGCGACATTGCTGCACAAGTATTCAGAATCGCCTATTTCGCCCTGGCGCATAAACACTTTGATTGGGTTGGCTGGCACAATCGTCTTCATTTCGGTTTCCTTGCTAGTCGGGTTGAGATCGCTTCAATGTCTTTAGGCCGCCACAGATACACTTCCTGTCCTGCAATGGTTAACGCTTCTGACCATACGATCTGCATGGCGGATAGTTTGCCTTTGTCTGCTTTCAGTTCTGCGAAGATTAACCCTTTAGCCGGGTGAACTAGGACTAGATCAGGGAACCCAGCATGGCCCTGCAGCGGTGTTTTCCACACGCCCGGACGTATCTCTACCGCTCGAGTGTGCATGACCAGCCAGCCGTGAAGTTTGGCAAGCATGATCACCTGAGACTGAAAGTAAGATTCTTTCATGACGCGACCAGCTCTAGATCAAGTATGTGTTTTAGTTGCGTACGTGCTAAGGCGTAGCCTTGAGTGTCCTCATAGGTCAACACGCCTTTAGTCCTAACGTTTGCTGCTGTCTCCCAACCTGCGATCACAACGACATTGTTTTCTAGGTCAACTATGCACAGAATATAGATGTTGCCTTTGTCTTTGCCCCTGACGACTAAATGGTAATCGTTTGTTTTTTTGCGTTGGGTTGCGCGCACTTCAAAGCCTGAAACATCGCCTAGATCAGTATGTTTCTCTTGCCCTGTCCATTCCAAACCTAGATAGATCGCCACAGCAAATTCGGCGCACACGCCTATCTGGTCATAGATAATTCGTTGCTCAGGGGAGCAATACCATTTGTCTTGCTTACTGTGCAGGGCGTGATTATCGGTCCGTATTTTCGCTTCAGCAATACAAGTCTCAACTTGCATTTGGGTTAGCTGTACGGTTGGCATTACTTAACCGACATTCTTTTAATGATTGCGTTTGCTTCATTCCAGTTAGCCGGCACAGCGCCGCCGTAACCCAGCTCTGACAGTTCCTGCAACTGTTTCTTAGACACAGGCCATACCTCTTTATTCGGCATGTCCACAATGATTTTCGGCGCTCGAGCAGGAGCTGGCGTATCGTTTTGGCGGTTCTGCACTTCCTCAAACGACGCCATTTTACCAAACGGAATCATCATGCCTAACGCTCTACCAAGAGCGCTAGTGCTGCAATTCATCATCTCGGAATTGCGAACATAGGGCGTCGTGCCGGGGAAAGGTTCCCATGCTGTAGCGACACAGGGCAAAAGGTCCATGAGATCACGATAAACCTTTACGGTGACGCTAATAAAAGTCCTGTCGCCTATTGTCACTACTTCGGCTGGTGTCTCTACAACTCTGAGGTCAGGCCACTTGTCCAGCGCCAAACGGAACCGTGTAGGCACGTCAACATAGTCGCCCAAGTTCATTTAAAGCCGCCAAGTCTCATAGCAACAATGGTGTCCTGGCTTGTCTTAGTCATGTTGCTGAGATAAATACCGTTTTCTTCAGCTGTGTACGCCAGCTCAAATAGGCATTTGCGTAACTGGTCTATATCGGAGCGCATTTGCTCTATCTGCCAAGCTGCTGCTTTCATCGCAATATCGGCTTTAGTGATCGCTTGAGATAACGCTTGCATCTGTTCATTCATTGTCGGGTCCTTTCGGGTTGTCGGGTATTGGTGAACATATCATGCCGGTACAGCACAAAGCCACGATCTCTTTAGTTCTTGCCGTCGGCGCTCTGTCGTGCCAGCCCAAATGCCCGTCAATTGCTTCTCGCCAAACGACATGGCATACACAAAGCAGTCGCTGTAGACAGGGCAAGAATCGCAAATCGGTTTAATGATCGCCAAGTTCTTTTTGCTGTCTCGAGGGTTAGTCGGGAAGAACAGCACGGTAGGTGTGTCGTGACAGGCAGCAAAGTCTTGCCAAGCGGGACGGTCGCCTAACACTCAATGCTCCAAGGCGTCCAGCCGCATTGCCCGTTAGCTTCACGGCCCGAGTACAGGAGCCAAGCAAAACGCAAATTAGCCGTTGGGTCTTTCATGTCCTCAAAGGTCCAGCCAAGATCGGTAATCCATTTGATGTGGATTTGGTTGATTTGCATAAGGCCGTGATCGGGTCCTGAGTCGGCTAAAGGTTCACAGCGGGATTCTCGCCACATAATGCGATCTAAGGTTTTCAGGATTACAGGGTTATCGGGCCAGCCTTGACTAATCGCCAAAGGGAACCATACGCCACACTTATAGGAGGCAAAAGCGTCTACGACAGCAACAGTCGTTTCAGGCAATGGAGGCGCTGTAGAGGCGTTTAAAGCGTCAATGCGGGCTTTCTGTTGCTCAGGGCTAAGTATGTCTACCGTGTTGTATTGAGGTACGGCTAGCAGGGCGTTGTCGGTAGGAGGGTTACCGCCGCCATACGCCACCACTAACCCTGTAAAGGTCAAAGCCAAAGCCAATAGGAATTTGTACGGTTTCATTTTGTGTCCTTCAGTCGGGATCAGGTCGGGATATGTCTACCGAAGTAGGGCCGTCAAGTCAAGGACCCTTCATAATGGTCTCAAAAGCGTGTCGCACAATGTCGGGATGATCTGCCAGTAATGGAGATATCTCAACGTGGACCCAAGTGCCGCCTTTAGACCCAATGGTGTTCTTTTCGTAGACCAGCCAAGCGTCACGACTCGAGCGATACCCGGCACCAAAGCCAAACTTGGACGGTTTGTAAGTGTTGGCGTAGTCATGTATTTCTTCTATCCCGAGAATGTCTCGGTGCGTAAACAGAAAGTCAATGAGCTGATAGCGCTGCTTGACGGTTCCGCTCAGGTCTACCGCTCGCCACGTGGCATGCACAGACAGCACAGGGGTTTTAGACGGACTGCCTTTGACGGGTCGGTTGGCGTAAATACCAAGACTGGTGACACCAAACAGGAAGCAGCAATAATCCTTAAAGACTGTTGTGCCTTCTCGAGGCTGCGGATGAGGTCCGTCTTTGTTTCCCGTGTAGGGCCTAATTGTCATTTGCGACCAAAGATAGGCGGGACCTGAGAACCATCTCTGGGCCTAATGGAATTTCCTACGCTGTACCCGACAATGGTTCCTAGGATTCCTGTGCCTGCCGACTGGTCTATTTTGCCTATAGCCATTAAGACGGTAATGCAAACCATTGCCACAAGGACTATAAGCGCTTTAGGTGGGTTGGTTATGTTCACGACGGGCCGAGGTCCTCAACCATTAAGAAACAAGGGTTTGTGCCTGACGCTAGAATTGTTCCTGAAGCGTTTTCAAGTTGGGCGCGCAGTTTAAATGTTTGTGTGCCTGCGCCTAAATCCGATTTGTAGGCAATGCCTGAAAGGTTAAAATATCCTTCAGTTCCGACAATTCTTGGCGTGGCGTAAACCGACCCATAAACAGTGTTGCCAGTTTCGGCAAGATAAACGGCTGCCCAACCTTCTGCTGTTTGTTTAAAACCTGTCACAGTCCAAGTGAATTTGTAGGTTCGGTTAGCGAAAGCGGTCCAAGTGACAGTCATGCCTGTAATGTCTGCAGTGGTTGTCGACATTGTGAAGTTTCCTGCGGTCCGTGTCACATTGCCCATGACGCCACGAGGGAAAGCGTTTGCCTGTGCAGCTGTAAAAATGTTTCCAGCGACAAAAGTTGTGTTAGGTGCGATAGCCATTATTTCTCCTTAAAAAGCCAATAGGTTATTGTTGAGAGTACCAAAAATGGCGTCGTCAAGTGTCAAATACTGGTTGCCGTCCGTCGCTTCAAACGTGTAGCTAATGATGTGGTTGCCGGGCGTAATGCTGTGGCTGATGCCCGAAATGATGAGAGTTTGGGAATCGGTTAATGGTGTACCTGTAACAAAGTTCTTTTCAACGGTTGTCACATTGGTTAGGTCAAGGCTAAACAGCAAGTTTTGATTAGCGGTGGACAGCGCCGCCATTTGCGTTGATAGGCCCGTATAGCGCAAAACGGGGTCTTTGTATTTGCCTAAAAGGTAGTTGCCTAAACCAGCAACTTCGGCGGTAGTTGAGTTAAGCAAGTCAAGCAAAGCGTATTGTTGGGCCTGATATAAGGCGATTGAGGCGGCGTCGCTGGTCGTCTGTGCGGCTCCAGCTGGCGACTGTGTTACGACATAGTTGTATAGCAGTTCATCGCCAAACTGGTTTATTAGCGTCTGATATGGGATAGCTGTGCCTGTCGTGTTAAAAGTTGCTGAGGCGACAGGGTTTAGGACGCTAGACCTACCTTTAAACGTCAACGTGCCAGCAGCAGACATATACAAGTAGCCCTGCTCGCTGGTCGTGATCAGTTGCAAATAGTTCAGCAGGTTTGTGTCTTGGGATATAGAAAAACTTGCCGAGGCCGCCGTACCGCCAAGAGTAGATGAGCCTGTACCGATTGACTTGGCTCCCTGGTAAGCAATCTCTGTGTAAGCCAAAACAGTTGAGATTCGAGTGCTAGATAGTTCAGCTGTCGTCGTATGGGCGTTTAATTGTTGGTTGGCTAGGACCGTAAAGTTGTCTGAGCATGAGGCATACATGATGTCTTTGTTTGCCATGTCATAGTCAAGATTCCAGTCGGTGATCAGCCCAGTGTAGATCGGTACGCCGTTAGCGTTAATGATGACAGGGCAGCGAGGCAACACATACGGGTAGTAAATGCTGGCCGTGTTTAACGGGTCTAAAATTCTTGAGGCGTTATAGAAGCTGATTGTTGCTGTGCCAGCGTTAAATTGGTCTAGTTGACGGTTACGGCCTCGAGTAATGTTGATACTTTGCACGAGGGTTGTCAGGTCGGCGTAAGCCAAACCGCCAAGTGTGCTAGTGTCCAATCTGCCGTAAGTAGCGTTGTCTAATTGGAATGGGTTACCGAACCCTGTTGTCGTCTGAAATCCGACTAGGACTTGGATTGTGGGCGCTGCCATTATGCTGCCGCAAACACTTGCCCGGACAAACGCTCAGCCTTTTGTATAGCAGCAATGATGTCCTGTCCTACTTGAGCGCCTGTAGAGACAAGGCCAGCGTTGACAATGACGTTTACTGACTGTCCAGCAGCGCCGCCCATGCCACGATCATTAGATGACAGCGATGGTGCAGAACTTGAACTAAAGTCAACGCCGCCAAGTGTCGGGATGTTTATGCCGGGAATAAGATTTGCGCCACGGATAAGGACATTCATGCCTTTTACAAAGACGTTGATAAACGACGCAAAAGCATTTTTTATGAGGTCAATAGTTTTTATGTCTACGCCTGGCAGAACATTTGCCGCTCGAATCACAGCGTTGATACCTGTAATAAAGATGTTGACAAAGGTTTCTATAACTTTAGAAATACCGTTTAGGA